CCGATACTACATATTGACTAATTATTATTTGTTTGATGAATTCAGATTTTATTCAACACCTGGGTATGATGATGAGGCAGAAAATTTTGATGATGTCGTCAAATCTGTAAATAAAGCAAAAAACGCCTTTAAATTTATCTAACACGGAGAACCAAACCATGCAAATAGTAAAACTCTGTATCAACAGAACGGTCGTAAACAAAGCCGCGACACGACAGGACTGGGTGGCACTCAGTGCTCAGTTGTCGCCTGTGGAGATGGTGACGGATGACATCATCAATCACCTAACAGTTCACGGCTATCCTATTTGCTGTGCTGATCTGCACGTCGATCAGAAGACAGGCTATGCCAAGCGTAACGGCGACGCTTTCAAATCAGCACAGATCGTGGGTGTGGATGTCGATAGTGGCAAGCGTAGCTTCGAAGAGATTGCAGACGATGCTTACTTCCGAAAGTACGCCTCTTTTGCATACACAACAGCCTCACACACGGCAGCTAATCCTCGTTATCGTGTTATGTTCATCACTGAGGAACCCATACGCAACGCTAAGGACTACAAAGCCATCACTACAGCCCTTGCCGAACGGTTCGAAGGTGACACCAACGCACGTGATGCTGTAAGAATATGGTTTGGGGCTAAGAACGCGCAAGTCCATGCCTGGGGGAATATCCTGACCATGGATCAGATAGCCGATATGATCGACGGCCATGAGGAAGCACGTGATCTTGAGATAGCCTTCAACGCCTTCGGTGGCACAAAGCCGAATGTCGATCAGATCAGGGCTATGCTACGAGTAATACCTAAGCATCAAGATCACATCCAGTGGAAAAAGGTATGTGCTGCCGTTGCACATGCTCTTGGAGATGATAAGATGGCAGCACAAATCCTCGAGGAGTGGTCACCTTGTGCTGGTGGGCTTACTTATTCTGAGGTGCTTCGTAATAAGCTAACCAGAGTTACGACAGCCACCTTGTACTATTACGCCAAACTGCATGGCTACGAAGTACCTAAGGACATCATCCGTCTTGAGACGAAAGATCCCACCGAAATCCTCGATAAGGTCGAAAGCTACTTAGCCAGTGGTTATGAGTTCCGCAAGAACGTCATCACCAATAAAATCGAGCTCCGAGGCGAGGCTGACGTCAAACATGAAGCCCTGACAGACTACTGGGTTCACTCGCAACTACGGAAGATGCGGAAGATAGGCATCAAGATCACGAAGGAACGCTTGAACGAGGTTTTGGATTCGGATTTTGTGCCTAAACACGACCCTATCAAGTCCTATTTCGAAGGTTTGCCAGAGTGGAAGGCTGGAGATCGCAATTTCATCCGTGATTATGTGCAACTTTTGCCACACGATGAAGATCTGGATGATGGGAAGCACAATTCAGCCGAAGTGCAGCACGCCATATTCGAAATGATTATTGAGAAGTGGCTTATCGGTGCCGTTGCAGGCGCTCTCGATCACAAGCCGAACCACATTATGCTCATTCTGCAGGGGGGACAGGGTATTGGTAAGACCACATATCTACGTCACCTCTGCCCTGTAGAACTTCGGCAGGATTACTACCATGAAGGTAGTATATCAGACGACAAAGACGTCAAACTGATAATAGCACGCTCGTTCATGGTCGTAGATGACGAACTCGAAAGCATGACCAAGAAACAGCATGAGTCCATCAAAGCCATCATAACATCTGACACCATGCGACTGCGATCGCCATACGATAAGTATGAGACCACATACGCCAGACGCTGCTCCTTTGCTGGATCTGTCAATAGACGCACCTTCTTGAACGACGAGACGGGATCACGTCGCTTTCCTGTTATCCCAGTGGGTGGCAATATCGACATTACTGGGATTCGGCAGTTTGACATCGACGGTCTGTGGTCTCAGGTTGTGGCTTACTATCGAGAAGGCAAACGCTACTGGTTCGACGATCGAGAGATCCAGAAGATCAACGACTGGAATAAGCACTTCGAGGTTCTGAGTCAGTATGACGACCTTGTGACTAAGTACGTCACCCATAAGCCTGCATCTCTGGGGGCACACGTGCCGTTCCTGACGACATCAGAGGTGGCCAGTCAATTAGCTAACCGTGTATATGACGAGGAGAAGGTCTCCCTCAACATCAACGACAAGTTCATCTACGGGCTCGGAAGGGCCTTAGCCAAGGCAAACATACCCCGCGTGGCTAAAAAGACCACCACGGGCACGCGAAGGGGCTATAACGTCATTATACAGGCAAAGAACACACAGCACAATCCATTTACACCTCATGAGGAGGAGTTCTGATGCTATTCACACGTGAAGAACTGGTCGAGATGGGACTTTTGCAGGAGGTTGCCAGTCCTAGGTTGTCAGGTTGCAACGTTGTTGCCAGTTCAAAATTGCAAGTGGCAACCGACTTATCTCTTTATATTATATATACTTACTTCTCTAGGTTGCTAGGTTGTAAGATAATATATAATCTAGTGGAAATAAATGTAAAAGGTAAATGTGAAACTGCAATTTTACCATGCAACCCTGACAACCTGACCCCCTCGGAAGTGCTGTTAAGTATTTGGGAGAAATACGACTTAGCGAGATTCTGCTCGGTTGCCACGGTTTCGGCAACCTTGCAACCTGACAACGTAGAAATAGCCGTTCAAGCCACAAAGAACAGCAACCTGTACGAACTTATACGGATGGACTGGGAGTTCTATAAACGCTTCGGTCACACTCCAGGCGATGCCTGGGATGGTGTGCTACCTGACGACGCCCCACCTATCCCACAATTTGAGACCACGGAAGCTAGGATAATACCAACACAGGAAGTGCTGGAATCCGCTGTAGTCGAACGCCAAAGAGTCAGGGCAGGGAAGACCATGCTGTCCCTGATGTATGAGAGCAACGTGCACGACTACACGTGGTTCGAAGGACACGATGGACAATGGCATTGTTTTAACCATAGGGGGCTGGTATGAGTGAAGAAAGGTACTTAGACGATCTCGACTGGGATGCTAAGGAACACGAGATGTTGGATAAGATAAGAGCCGAGAAGGCTGCTAAGTTGGCAAAACGCAAGGCTGGCAAGATTCCCGAGCGTGAAGTACAGAAGGCCATAGCATCACAACTCGAGATGCTAGGCTACATGGTCATAAGAGTGAATAGCAGCGTGCAGAACCTTGAACACGGCACGAGGCTGGCATCATACCGCGTGGTCAATATAAACGCGACCAGCGGCCATGCTGACCTTGCTGTCTATCGTGATGGCAGGGCGTGGATGTTGGAAGTCAAGACAGCGACAGGTCGCACCTCACCAAGCCAGCATAAGTTTAGTGACTGCTGCCTGCGTTATGGTGTCCCTTACGCTGTGGTGAGGTCGGTAGGTGAAGCCGTCGAATTTGTGAGAGATAACTAACAAAGGGGAAAGTATGTTATACGACCTTATACTAGCCGATGCCTGCAGTCTTCTCGGAGTTACTCCCGAAGAGGTATATGCCAACAACAGGAAAGCAGGGGCAGTGCGTGCTCGTTCGATCACATGGTATGTGCTGAGTAAGCACTACGGATGGAGTCTTACAACGATAGCACAGCACTCACGTAAACACCACAGCACTGTCTTGCATGGCATCCGTTCTATCGAGGATGGGATCTTGATGTACACGGACATCAGGTCAGTGGTCAGTCAGTTGCGTGGTGTGAACTATGCCCAGCTAGTGCATGGCCTGTGAATTGTGGATAAGTAAACAATTGTCAAGGATATCTTTACAACTGTGAATCTTACACCATCACAAGAGGCAGAACTAAAACGTCGCGCCCGTGCTATGCTAGGCTGGACAGCTCTGTCCAGGTGGTGCTCTGTTCTTCTCGGTCGTGACGTGCCAGTGTCTGAACTAAAGTCCGACTATGGTCTTATGATTGAGAACGAACGTAACGACGTAAGGTTCAACCTAGCACAGACACAGATCGAGAAGGCGCTATCAGGGGACAACACGATGCTGATCTGGTTAGGCAAGCAACACCTTGCACAGACGGACAAGGCAGCCACGGAAGTGTCAGGCAAGACCGATATACGGATCGTGCTGGCTCCAACACATGAAGAACCAAAGCAGATCGAGGACGCAGAGATTATAGCCATCGGGCCTAAACAATGATAACTATTGACGCACAACTACATGACGGCCAGAAGCTCATCCTGCGGAACAGGCGACGCTTCAACACCGTGGCATGTGGTCGTCGCTTTGGTAAGACTGTTATGGCAGAAGCCCTGCTCATTGAGTCTGCTATCATGGGCAGGCCGTGTGCTTACTTCGCACCAACGTATAAGATGCTATCGGATGTTTGGAAAGCGCTGAAGACAACGCTGCAGCCTATCATTACAAGTGTAAGTGAACAGGAGAAGAGGCTTACCATCGAGACGGGTGGTGTGATCGACTGCTGGTCATTAGATGCCTATGACAGCGTGCGAGGTCGTAAGTACGCACGGGTGGTATGTGATGAGGTGGCGATGGTTAGGAACTTCATGGACGCCTGGAACGAGGCGATCCGACCAACGCTAACAGATTACAAGGGCGACGGCTATTTCTTCTCGACACCGAAGGGCCGTAATGATTTCCACGCTATCTACGAACGTGCTAGGTTAGACGAGACTTATGCGTCCTTTCGGATGCCTACCAGTGTGAATCCTTATATAGCACAAGACGAGATCGAGGCGGCACGTCGCGAACTGCCGACGGTTGTGTTTAATCAGGAATACCTAGCCGAGTTCGTGGACGTGCAGGGCGCTTTGGTGAAACGTGAGATGATAACGTATGTAAACAGCGACCAGGTGCCTAGGGATCTCAAGATCGGGATGGGTGTAGACTTAGCGATCTCCAAATCAGACACGGCAGACTACACTGCCATCGCTGTTGTGGGCTATGACAAGGATTCAGGCCGTAGGTATGTGCTAGACATGTGGCGTGGTAAGGTGGGATTCCATGAGGTAGTCCAAGGCGTGCAGAGCCTAGCGAGCAAGTGGAACCCGTCACGGATCAACATCGAGGCCGTCCAATATCAGGTCGCTGTCGTGCAGGAACTACTCCGCAAGACATCCTTACCTGTCAAGGCTGTCAAGCCAGACCGTGATAAGGTAACACGCTTCCACGGCTTACTGGCAAGGTATGAGCAGCTGCTGGTCACACACGTGCGCGGGCTGGATCCATCATTCGAACAGGAACTACTTTCTTTCCCTGAGGGCAACCACGACGATATGGTGGATGCTCTCGTATACGCTGAGATGGCGGCTGTAAAGTCGCAAGGTGCTGGGGTGGTATTTTTATGAGACACGGAAGTTTATTTTCAGGCATAGGTGGTTTCGACCTTGCTGCGGAGTGGATGGGATGGAGTAATGTATTCCATTGTGAATGGGCAGAATTCCCACGTAAGATATTGCACCATTACTGGCCGAATGCGATAAGTTACCACGATGTTACACAAACGGAGTTCACAGCACATGCCGACCAAATCGACATCCTTACAGGCGGGTTCCCTTGTCAGCCGTACAGCGCGGCAGGCAAGCGCAAAGGGAAAGACGATGATCGTCACCTCTGGCCCCACATGCTACGAGCTATTCGAGAAATCAGACCTCGCTGCGTCGTGGGCGAAAATGTTTTCGGGCTTACTACTTGGAACGGGGGCGTGGTACTCGAAGAGGTGTCTGCTGAGCTGGAAGCTGAAGGTTACGCCGTACAACCGTTTATTATTCCAGCTGCAGCCGTCGGGGCTCCCCACAGAAGAGACAGGATCTGGATTGTTGCGTACTCCGTCAGCACAGGAACCAGGCATCAAGAACACCCGTCTTGTAACCAAGACTGGGGAACCTGCGGAAATAGGGAAAAGAGCTTACGACAAACACACGGGACGCCTAGCGCAAGTGGGGCTAACGCAACAAGTGCAAATGATGCGTTTGCTCCCTACTCCGAAAGCCTCGGATTTGGAAAGGGGCAACAGGAAGCTGGACGAGAACGGGCTGAACGTCAACAGCAAGGGAGTCAGGTACGGTGCAGCTCTGCCACAACTAGCCAAGAGTGGATTGCTACCGACACCGACATGCATGGATGCAACGAATGCAACGGCAACGATGAAGTCTACACAGGTCAAGGAAGGCAGCATGCACAGCGTGACGCTAAGCAGGCAGATAAGCAGGACTTCTGGTACAACTTCCCAACTCAACCCCCTGTTTGTGGCGGAGATGATGGGATTCCCACCGAACTGGACGGTATTACCATTCCAAAGTGGCGAAGAGAAAGCATAAAGGGCTACGGGAACGCAATCGTTCCACAGGTAGCATTTCAAATTTTCCAAGCAATAGAACAATATGAGCTTACTAACTAGAATAAAACAGTATATCTCACCATCGGGCGAGGTTGCACAGAACGACCTTCCTATGCCGCTCGAGGAGGTATGGACAAAGCACAGCTTCACACCAATAGTCAACTGGTCTGGAGCTTACAAGATGTGGAAGGCTAATCCTGTAGCACAGGCCTGCACTATCACGTACTCACTCATGATGCCCGAGGCACAGCTCGGTGTGGTCACTCCATCAGGTTACAGCTATGACGACCCTATCGTCACCATGCTCACACGTAACCAGTGGCGAGTGACTATGTCAGAGATCATGACCATCCTGTGCATCGGTGGCAATGCCTACGGCTACAAGCTGCGCAATGCCTCGGGTGCTGTGATAGGTATCAGGTGGTATTCAGATAAGCATTTCGCGCCTGTGAATGATGGATGGGGTGATGTCGATTATTATCACTACTACAACGGTGCTGTAACCTACTCCGTACCGAAGGAAGACGTCGTGCACATCGTGGGCTTCTGGTACGACCCCGAGAAGCCACTTGGTGGCGGCTCGCCTGTCGAGCTTGCTGCGCAGTCTATTGAGGGCTACAACGAAGCCAGTGCCACGGTGTTCAACATCCACAAGAACGACGCCATGCCCAAGACCATCGTGGTCTACGATGAGGAGCTGACACCAGAGCAGGTAAGCCTTGCCGAGCGTTCGTTCAAGCGCAAATATGGTGGAGACCGTCGCGGTTCCGTTGGTATCATGTGGGGCGTGAAGGACGTCAAGCGCCTAGCCCTCGACTGGAACGAGCTCGGTCTATCTGACACGTTCGGTCAGTACGAGACCCGTATCTGCGGTGCTTACAAGGTGCACCCTATTATCGCAGGGACTCATATGGGTCTGTCACAGAGTACCTACAGCAATTTCGAGCAGGCCTCTAAAGACTACACAAACATGGTGCGTGTTCCATTCTGGAATATGCTCGCTGACCAGATCAATGCACAGCTCGCCATCCCTGACTATGGTGTCGAGATCGGTTTCGACCTGTCCACAGTTCAGGCACTTGCTGGTGATGCTATTGCGACCGAGGCCGTGTCGACTCAAGATGCAAATGTGAACGGTGACAACTCCAGCGACGGAGGCGCTGTGCCTGTTGAGGCGCGTGGCTTTCGTGGTATCTCAACAAAAATCAGGAGTGGAGAGGAAGCCGTAATCGTAGACATCGACGATACACTGCTTACGAGCACAGGCAACCCAAAGCAGAACGTCATCGACTACGTCAATGCCAAGCACGCTGAGTACATGATACACATCGTGACCGGTCGCATGATTGACGACCGTGACCGCACTGTACGAGAGCTCGAGGATGCTGGCGTCAAATACGACGAGCTGCACCTTAACGACACAACAGCGCCCACGATAGTCTGGAAAGAATACAAAGCCAAGAAAATACAGGAGATGCATCCTGTAGATTTGGCTATTGACAATGACGAAGAGACCCGTGCCATGTACCGCAGCCTTGGTATTGATACGCTGAATCCATCAGACATACCAGAGATCGATAGCAAGCAATATGAAGGCATAGACTTTCTACCACCCAAGGGCGTCCGTGATGAGGCAGCCAAGGGCCTCGAGTGGCGTCGTGAGTATAACAGAGGCGGCACGGCTGTAGGTGTTGCCAGAGCTCGAGACCTCAGCAATGGACGTGCTATCTCGCCAGATACGGCGAGGCGCATGAACAGTTACTTTGCACGGCACGAGGTCGACAAGCAGGGCGAAGGGTGGTCACCAGGTCAGGAGGGATTTCCTTCTGCTGGTCGCATTGCATGGGCTCTGTGGGGTGGTGATGCTGGTCAGCGCTGGAGTGCCAAGCTAGTCGAGCAGATGAATGCTGAAGACGAGCAGAAGGCGCTGTTCAAGAGCGACGTGAAGTCATGGCTGCAACATCCAGACTCGCATGTTTATAGCAAGCAGTACGACGAGGCACTGAAGCCTTACGATGACCGCATAGCAAAATCATGGTCGATGGTAGCGATGGAGCTCGCCACCTACCTACGTGATACCAAATCGGCATGGGCTGTAGAAACAAAAGCCGAGGACTTCAGCGAGGACTTTTGGACTGAGAAGTTCCTGCGGGAAACCGAGACGGACAGGGAGGAGCTTGTCGAGCTGGTCATCAAGTTAGCCCAGGAGGAAGTGGACGCAGAGCCTGGAGACTTTGCCAAAGCTCGTGAGGCTGGAATCATTGAGTCATCTAACAAGATATCCGACAGCGTCCCAACACTCCGTGCGGACGTGCAAAAGGTTGTTCTCGAGAACCCTGGTATATCAGATGAGGAACTGAGCAAACTGCTATTCGACAAGGTCAAGGGCATCAGTCAGGCCCGAGCCAACATGATCGCACGCACGACGGTAACAGCTACAACAGGTGCAACACAAAAATCGGTCTGGGATGAATTGGGTGGAATCCGCAGGTCATGGGCAGCCTTGGCAGGGGCACGGGCTGCGCACGCTGCAGCACATGACAGTTTAGAGGACGACAACGGGCTATTCACAGTAGGCGGTGAACAGACACCATACCCTGCAGGCGATGGCCTCAGCGCTGCAAACTCCGTCAACTGCCGATGTTTCGCACGTGCTCGCAGGGCCGTGTGAGAAGTTTCAAGGTGAAACACCGAGAAGTTTCAAGGTGAGCCCCTGCAAATTGTGGATAATTACACGCGAACACTATGCAAGTTCGCATCATTACGGGGAACGTAAACAATGAAGATAGAACGCAAATCATTTGATATTGAAACCAAGGCCGAAGGCGACAACGGTGTCATCGAGGCTATTGTATCGGTATTTAATAACGTCGACAGCTATGGCGACCGTGTGAAGTTTGGATTCTTTGACGAATCCCTTCGCACGAAGCTACCCAAAGGCGTATGGGCACACGACTGGAAAACACCAGTGGCCAAAACTCTCGAGGCTCGTGAGCTTATGCCAGGTGATGCCCTGCTGCCTGAGAAGCTCAAGGACCTTGGCGGCCTGTATATCAAGGGCCAGTTCAACATGAACACCCAGCGAGGCCGTGAGACTTACAGCGACATCAAGGAAGGCATCATCGACGAGTTCTCGATCGGTTACTCTGTGATGGAGGAAGGCTATTCCCCAGACGGAGCCCGTGAACTTGTCAAGGGACGACTCTATGAGTGGTCTCCTGTGCTCTTTGGAGCTAACTCAGAAACTGCTTTAATCAGTGCCAAGGGACTCAATGACGACCTTGCTGACGTCGGAGCCGACGTCGAGCGTGTTGTCACGAGGTTGAACGAACGTGCTGAGATCAGACTCAAGGAAGGGCGAACGTTATCGTCGGCAAACGTAACACGCCTGACCGAACTCATGGACACGCTGGCCTCTGCGGTGCAAAGCATCAAGGGCCTCATCGAGTCCGCACAACCAGTGAACGCAAAGGCAGCTATGGAAATGGAAGCCTTGCGTCAATTAGTAAACAAAAGGAACAAACAATGAACTTGCAACAGATCAACGACACCATCGTTGCGAAGTCTGCCGAGCTTGAAACACTGCTCGCAAAGACAGAGCCGTCGATGGATGAAGTGAAGGCTGCCAAGACTCTCAATGAAGAGATCGACGGCCTGACGGCACAAGCCGAAGAGATCAAGTCGTTCGACGCTATCAAGGCCAAGAACGCACAGCGTGCTGCTGAAGTTAAGACAGCAGTGAACAAGCTCCCACAGACATCAGACATCAAGGTTGGTGAGTCATCAGCAAAGGCAAACATGCCAGAAGCTGAATACAAGGCTTACGTGACAGGCCTCTTTGTTGGCGGTCTCCAGAACGAAGCTGCTCGTCAGAAGTACGCTGAAGTCACTGGCGTAGATTACAAGACACACACACAAGGCAACGACGCCACAGGTGGAATCTTTGTACCAACGGAGACATCAAGCCTCATCATCAATCTCAAGGACACCTACGGCGCTTTCCGTCGCAATGTCCGTGTAGAGCCTATGGGCTCGGAGTCGATCCGCATCTTCCGCACAGGTGATGACGTGACGGCTTACTGGGGCTCAGAGACGGGAACACTGTCATCATCTGACATGTCATTCGATGCAGTAACACTGAACGCTAAGAAGATGTATGCTCTCGCAGTTCTCTCTGAAGAACTCGTGATGAACAGCACACAGAACCTCGGCCTTCGCTTTGCCGAGTCAGTAGCCCGTCAGTTCGCGAAGAAGGAAGACCAAGCTGGTTTCTTGGGTGATGCAACATCTACCTACGGCGGCGTCCTCGGTCTCTACGGCAAGCTCCAGAAGGTCCTCACAGACGGTGGTGGAACTTGGACAAACGACACGCACAAGGGCTACCTCGGTTCGGCCCAGGTATGTGCTGGCAATACGTTCGCAGAAGTAACAATGGGCAACCTCATCGCAGGTATGCGCAAGGTTCCAACATACGCACTCACAGGTGCAAAGTGGTACTTCAACAAGGTTGCCTTCGGTGAGACAGCAGAGCGCCTGGCATACGCACAAGGCGGCAGCACAGCAGCTGAACTCGCAGGTTCTTTCGGCCAGCGTCTGTTCGGCTATCCTGTTGAGTTCGTCGATGTAATGCCTGGAACAGACGGAAACTCACAAGTCTTCGCATGGTTCGGCAACCTGTCACAAGCTGCAACGCTTGGCGATCGCATGACGACAGCCATCAAGCAGGATGCAAGCAAGGGCTTTGATACAGACACGATCTATGTCAAGGCAACGCAATATCTCGACATCAAGGTGCACGAGATGGGCAACTACAACGCAACGGCAGCAAGCCGTGAGACAGGTCCTATCGTTGGTTTCGTAACTATTAACTCATAAGGTGACAACATGAACGCACTACAAAACGTCAAGGTTGTCAACGTTACGCCACCGGCGGCTATCGTAGACAACGCATCATTTACAACTAACAGCATCGACACGGCTGGCTACGGCAAGCTCGCAGTTTACTTCAGCCTCGGTGCAACTGACATTGCAATGGCAGCCCTCAAGCTGCAGGAAGCTGATGACGATTCAGCTTACGGAGACATTACAGGTTGCGTCTATGGCGCTTCAGGTGCTCCGTCACTGCCATCAGCAACGGACGACAACAAGGTTTTCGGTTTCTTCGTAAACCTCGCAGGTCGCAAGCGTTATATTGACGTAGTTGCTACGGCTGGCGACGGTTCTACAGGAACGTTCGGTTCTTGCATCGCTGTACTTTACAACGGTGAAGGAATCAACAGCGCAACAGAGCGCGGCCTTGCTGCAAACATCATCAAGGAC